TCATACGCCCCCCCCGGTAGCCGCCCTTGTGATCCCGCGTCGATGTCGTCGGCCAACCTATCCATTTCACCGCATTCGGTAACTCGCGTTTGCCAACGCCCGCTGACCCCCGACTGTCCGACGCGAGTGTTGTCGGCCATAAACCAGAGTCGCTGCCGGATGTGCGGAGCGCCGACGCCCGCAGCAGGGATACCGACCGCCCCGCAGGCGTAATCTTCTCCTTCCAAGTCAGCTTGAACAAGGTCGAGCCAGCCGTGTCTAATCGCTGCTTCAACTTGCTCACCAAAGATAACTGGAGGGCGGCACTCGCGGATGAGATTGAACCAGACAGGCCAGAGATGGCGTTCGTCGGCGGTGCCTTTTTGATTGCCTGCGGCGCTAAACGGCTGGCATGGGCAACTACCCGTCCAAACAGGTCTACTGTCAGGCCATCCTGATTGACGTAGCGCATGGCTCCAGACTCCGATACCAGCAAAGAAATGGCATTGGGTGTAGCCTGCAAGGTCAAAGGGCTTAACATCTGTGATACTCCGTTCGTCAACAATACCGTGGGCGATATGCCCTGCTGCTATCAGGTTGCGTAGCCACTGCGCGGCGTACGGGTCAATTTCGTTGTAGTAGTTCATCATATTCATCCACGGCTTGCGCCCAGTTTTTGTCTACAGGAATGGGCGACACCCAACGCCCGTTTACAAACCGCTGGGTGCGGATGTACTTACCAAAACGAGCGTCATGTACTGGGTCTGGAATACGGGGCACAATCACAGGCTCTGGCGGGTACTCAAACACCTTGCCGTTATTCCACTCGTCAGCTAGGCTTTTGGCCTCGGCCTCAAGGGCGAACACATGGCCTGGGCGGTCAGTAAACGTCAAACAGTTAAAACCGTTCTTGTTCTTGACGCCCCACCATCCATTAGGGCCAATGGCTTCGGCCTTGTAAGGGCCAAAGGCAAAATACCTAGCTGGTTGTCCACTCATCAATCTGCTCCTTTGTCCATAAACACGCGTACTTCTGGTTGAGCCGCGCCATGTCTGCCGCAAACAGCTTTTGCAATTCTGATAACCTACCGCCCTTGGGTCTTTTAGTCTCCACGAACCAAGTGCTGCCGTCAGGCAGGCAAGCTATCCTGTCCGCTACACCCTTGCGTCCGGGGCTGGTGAACTTGTAGGTCTTACCGCCAAGCCGCTCCACCGCCCAGACAAAATGATTTTCTACATCTTTTTCTTTCATGTCAAGAAGTTTAGCACAAAAAGTTGTGGTACAGTTGTGGCTCAATCAACTACAGGAGTCTCTAATGGAACTGAAAATCACACAATCCGAGGCCGAGCGCCTTCTCTTGGAATGGGCGCAAGCCAAGTTTCCAGATATGTTTAATCAAGTAGAACTAGACGACCGATACAGCAGCTACAGCAAAACCTTCACTTTTAGTAAAAAGGAGCCAAAAGATGAACCACAGTAATATCGTCGGCGGCTCAACCGCCAAGAGGGTAATCAACTGCCCTGGCTCTGTGGCTCTAGTTGCCAAGATGCCGCCCAAGCCCAGCAGCAAATACGCTGACGAGGGCACGCTCTTACATAACGTCATCGCAGAGATTGTGATGTCGGGCCAAAGTTCTGAGCATTATCTTGGCACCAAGTACGAAGACCAAGTGCTGACCCAAGAACTGATCGACAACAAGCTAAACCCCGCCTTGCGCGCGCTGGACGAGATTGACCCCAAGCAGGAGATGGAAATTGAGGCCGAGACAAGCGTTAATTTCGGCGACCTACTACCTGGTGTGTTTGGTTCAACTGATCTTATCGGTCGCCTTGGCACTCGTGCTGTTGTGCTGGATTGGAAATTTGGCGATGGTGTTGCTGTTGAAGTCGAAGAGAATGAGCAACTGATGTTCTACGCCGCTGCGGCCATGCGTACGCCAGCCGCTCAGTGGGCCTTTGAAGGCGTGACTGAGATTGAGATGGTCATCGTGCAGCCGCCAGCAGTAAAGCGTTGGGTGACCACACCAGCGCGCATTGCTGAGTTTGAATTGCAGTTGGTGCAGGCCGTTAAGATGAGCGAGAAAAAGACCGCCCCGCTGCGCTCTGGCGATCACTGCCGCTGGTGTGCAGCCAAGCCGGTGTGCCCACAGATGACCGGCGCAGTCGAGCGCGCTTTGCAGACAACCATTGACAATCTTGACCCGCCGACCATTGCCACCTATCTCAAGAACGCTGATATGCTAGAGCAGTGGATCACCGATCTGCGCGGTTTGGCGCTCCAGATGCTGGAGTCTGGGGCCAAGCTGCCTGATTACAAACTGGTCGCCAAGCGGGCGATCCGTTCATGGACTGACGAGGATAAGGCCAAAGTCGCCCTGTTTGCGTTTGGTCTCACCGAATCTGAGGTGTTGGAGACTTCCGTGATCTCTCCGGCCAAAGCTGAAAAGGCGCTCAAAAAGCGCAAGCAGGCTTTGCCGGGTGATCTGGTGGTCGCCATCTCTTCAGGTAACACCTTGGCAAGCGCGGATGATCCACGCCCCGAGGTGATGCTCTTGGGTAAGCAATTAACCGCTGCCCTTTCTAAACTTCAATAAAGGTACAGAAATGTCCAATTTAGTAGCGTTCTCTCAAGCGGGCTTGCCCGCAGTTTCCTCCCTCGCATCTTCCCTGCGGGCTATCCAATCCGATGTCGGCCCAGCCGGTACGGTCATCCTGAAAATGGACAAGACCGGCCACTGGGTGTTTGGTGCAGACCAAACCGAAATCGAAGAGGACAGCACCTGGGCGGTCAACCCTTTCTCCTTTGTCCACGGCTTTATTGCTTGGGGTGACGGCGAGGTGTTGGGCGAGAAGATGGTGCCCGTGTCCCAACCCTTGCCGGAGTTGGATGGCGCGCCCCCAGCAGCCAAGAAGGGCTGGGAGACTCAGGTGGGTATGAGTCTGAAGTGTCTGACAGGCGAAGACAAAGGCATGGAAGCCCGCTTCACGACCACTTCGGTGGGCGGCAAGCGCAGCGTCCAGACCTTGGCCGTGGCCTTGGCAGATCAGGTCGATAAAGACCAAACCAAACCAGTGCCGGTCGTGCGCCTCAAAAAGGAGCATTACCAGCACAAGTCGTATGGCCGGATTTTTACGCCGGTCTTCGAGGTGGTGGAATGGTTGACTTTGGAAGGCGAAGCTGAGCCCGCCAAAGTCGAGGAAGCACCAGCCCCAAGTCGTCGTCGTCGCGTAGCGGCCTGATGACTCTCTGGGTTGACTTTGAAACCCGTAGCGCCTGCGACCTAAAAGTCGCGGGCGTTTACAACTACGCCCAGCACGCCAGTACCGAGGTGCTGTGTATGTCCTACGCCTTCAACGACGAAGACGTACAGACATGGTTGCCAGGCCAGCCACTGCCTGACCTGACCGGCCATTGCATCATGGCGCACAACGCCGCTTTCGAGCGCTTAATTTTTTGGTATGTCTTGCAGCTTGACATCCCGTTAGAGTCGTTTTACTGCACCGCAGCACAGGCCCGCGCCAATTGCGCGCCTGGTTCGCTGGAGGACGTGGGGCGCTTTGCTGGCGCGTCCATGAAGAAAGACCATCGTGGTGCCCAGCTAATCCGCAAGATGAGCGTGCCGCCTTACGAGGAGTCGCCCGAGTTAACTGCCGAGATGGTGGCCTACTGCGAGCAGGACGTGCGGGCCATGCGCGCTATCAGCAAGGCCATGCGGCCCCTGTCAGACCAAGAGTTGCATGACTACCACGTCAACGAGCGCATTAACGATCGGGGCGTGTTAGTGGACGTGCCCTTGTGCCATGCTGCCGTCAAGTACGCCAGCGCTGAGTTGGCCGAGATTCAAGAAATTGTGGCCGAGGTGACCGGCGGCGAGATCACCAGCGTGCGCTCCCCCAAGATGCGTGAGTGGGTGCTGGCCCGTGTTGGCCCGCAGGCCAAGAAGCTGATGGAGAAAGACGGCAAGTATTCCATCGACAAGACTGTCAGGGCCAATTTATTAAACTGTGAGGATGTCCCCCATGATGTTCAAGAAGTCATCCAATGCGCCGACGACCTATGGGCGTCGTCGGTTGCGAAGTTCAGCCGCCTTGCACAGCTATCAGATGAAGAAGATGGCCGAGTCCGAGGCGCTTTTGTGTTTGCAGGCGGCAGCGCTACTGGACGCGCTTCGTCTTATGGAGCCCAAGTCCACAACTTCACCCGTAAATGTGCGCCCGACCCTGATGCCGCCCGCCAAGCAATGGTCAGAGGCCACGCAATCGTACCTAAGTTTGGTGCGCGCGTTACCGATGTTCTCAAAGGAATGCTCAGACCCGCCTTGATACCTAGTAAGGGTAAACACCTAGTCGTTGCCGATTGGTCGGCCATTGAAGCTAGGGTAAACCCTTGGTTGTCTGGTAGGGGCGATGACAAGCTGGCGATCTTTGCGTCAGGCGAGGATGTGTACAAGGTCAACGCCTCTGCAACCTTTGGCGTCAGTGTAAGCCAGGTCAACAAAGACCAGCGTCAAATTGGTAAGGTGCAGGAGTTAGCCTGCGGTTTTGCCGGTGGCGTCGGTGCTTTTGCAGCGATGGGCCGCGCCTATGGAATCGCCCTGCCCGAGTCGGACGCGCGGCGCATGGTGGATGCTTGGCGTAGGGCAAACCCTTGGTCTGTTTTGTACTGGCAAGACCTAGAATCAGCGTACACCCGAGCGATGCGAAACAAAGGCAAAGAGTTCAACGCCGGACGGGTGACCTATATGTTCGACGGCTTGCACCTATGGTATGTGCTGCCCTCTGGCCGCATCCTGTGCTACCCCTACGCCCGATTGGAATCAGAAGGTGTGACTTACGCCAAAGCTGCATGGAAACCCGCCGCCGATGCCAAAGAGTGGCCCCGCGCCCGTTTGTGGAAGGGCTTGGCCTGCGAGAACATCACCCAGGCCGTGGCTAATGATTTGCTGCGCCATTCGCTGCGCCAGCTTGATGACGTGGTGCTGCACGTCCACGATGAAATTGTGATCGAAACCGCAACGCCCGACCCCAAGGCGCTGCGCTCAATCATGTGTACCCCGCCCGATTGGGCTAAGGGTTTACCCCTAGACGCTGAAGTCTCAATTATGGAGCGATACGGAAAATGAAACACGTTATAGGACTATCTGGCGGCAAAGATTCGACCGCCCTTGCGCTGCGCTTGATGGAAGTTGAGCCGCGTGAATACGAACTGATCTGCAACGCCACCGGCAACGAGTTGCCCGAGATGTTGGATCATTGGGCCAAGCTGGAGCAGATGCTGGGCTTAACAATCAAAAAGGTGGGCCATTCGACCGACCTGTACGGCCTGATTGAAGAGCAGCAGATGCTGCCCAACTTCAGAGCGCGCTGGTGTACGCGCATTTTAAAAATAGAGCCAACCATCAAATATTTTGAAGACTTGCCCGAGGGATCGGTGCTGTACGTTGGCCTTCGCGCAGACGAAGAGGCGCGGCGCGGCATCTACGGCGAAGACATGAATATTCGTTTTCCCATGCGGGAGTGGGGCTGGAAAGAGGAAGACGTTTGGAAGTACCTAGCCCAGCGCGGCGTCACCATCCCCCGTCGCACCGATTGCGCCGTATGCCCTTACCAGCGGCTAGGCGAGTGGCGTGACTTGTGGCGCGATTACCCTGAAGAGTTTGCGCGTGGCGTGGCCGTAGAAGAGAAGCTAGGCCATACGTTCAGATCACCCCAGCGCGACACTTGGCCCGCTGCGCTAAAAGACTTGGCAGTCGAGTTCGCCAGTGGCCGAAAAATCCGTGGCGAGGGGAAAGTCCCCACTTGCCGTGTTTGTTCTTTGTAAGGATTACAAAATGAGTTTCTTGAAATACTTGGAAGAGATCGCCCCCGAGGGCGAAGTTATTTTGTTCGTGCGGCAGAAGCCCATCCTCAAGGACGGCGAGACTCAATACCATGCAGACGGCGCTCTCAAGTGTTCATGGCCTGCGTTCCTGCCCAAGAAATGGAAGCCCGACCAAGCGTGGTACTGCAACACCGGCTGCTTCATCATCGACCGATTCGACGAGGGCAAGCCCGCCGCCAAGGCCGACGCCTGTGAGCGTGTAGCGTTCCTAGTGCTGGATGACGTGGGCACCAAGGCCAAAGTGCCGCCCATCGACCCGACGTGGATCATGGAAACCAGCCCCAACAACTACCAGTACGGTTACACCTTCGCGCTGGACGATCAGCCCATGAAGGGCGAATTCAGCGCGGCCATTGTCGCCATCGCCGAGGCAGGCTTTACCGACGGCGGCGCGATTAACCCCGTCCGCAATTTCAGACTGCCGGGGTCGATCAATCTCAAGCCTGGGCGCGACCGCTTTGCGTCGGCCTTGGTCGAGTTTCACCCAGAGCGGGAATTTTCGTTAGAAGCTATCTGCACCGCCTTGGGTGTCACCCCCAACCCAGCCGACACGGCCACAGTGCGCCCGATCCGGCTCACAGACGACGGCGGCGATGACGTACTGGCGTGGGCAGCAGCGCGTGGCGACTTGCTGGAGAAGGGCAACAGCAGCGGGTGGTGGGGGATCGTTTGCCCGAACAGCGCCGAGCATAGCGACGGCAATCCGATGGGGCGCTATCACCCCGTCAACCGCGCTTATTGCTGCCTGCATGAGCATTGCGCCCATCTGGATAGCGTGGCCTATCTTGCGTGGGTAGAAGAGCAGGGTGGGCCAAAGCGGTCGCATGGCCTGCGTGATGAGTTGCTGGCGGCAGTGATGGAGAACACCCTGTCCAAGCTAACCCCAACACCCTCATACCCAGACGACGCGGCGACAGTCATCGCCGAGGTCGAGCAACGCGAACTAGGCCGCGTCGAGATGAGCGGATGGTTTGAGCGGTTTGCGTACATCCAAGACGATGACGCATATTTTGATATGCAAGACCGGCGCGAGTTGATGCGTAAGACGTTCAACGCCATGTTCCGGCACATCGACTGCAAGTCACGGCATAACAAACGCAAGATAGAAGCATCCAACGCATACGACGAGTACCGCCAAGACAAAGGCGCAAGAGCGTTAGTCGGCATCACCTACGCCGCAGGCGAAACGGTACTGGTCGCCCGTGAGGGGCTGGTCTACGGCAACCGCTGGCGTAATGCGCGGCCTGCTCCCGCAGCGGGTGACGTTAGCCTGTGGATGCGTCACGTCGAGCGCATGGTGCCAATTGAATTTGAGCGTGAGCATTTGCTCAACGCCCTGGCACACAAGGTGCAGTTCCCTTCGCACAAGATCAATCACGCTATCCTTTTGGGCGGCAATCACGGGAGCGGGAAAGACACCCTTTTCGCCCCGTTCTTTTGGAGCATAGGCGGCAAGGCAAAACACAATTGTTCGTTGGTCAAGAATGAAGACCTCAATTCGCAGTGGGGCTATGCCCTTGAATGCGAAGTGATGGAGATCGCCGAGTTGCGCCAAGCAGAGGCCAAAGACCGCAGAGCGCTAGAGAACACCCTCAAGCCCATCATCGCAGCGCCGCCTGAGCTATTGATGGTCAACCGCAAGGGCTTACATCCTTATTACGCTTTAAACCGCGTTTTCGTGGTGGCGTTCAGTAACGAACGTGTCGCCATATCGTTGCCCTCAGAGGATCGCCGCTGGTTTGTCCTTTGGGCAGAAGCAGGCAAGCTGCCCGAAGCAGAGGCGGTCGCCCTTTGGAACTGGTATGAGCGCCAAGGCGGGTTCGCCGCCGTGTCGGCGTACTTGCACACTCGGGACGTGTCGGCCTGGAACCCGAACGCAGCGCCCCCAATGACCGAGGCCAAGATGATTATGGTCGAGCATGGCATGAGCGGCGCAGAAAGTTTTTTGGTCAACATGATCAGAACACGCCAGCGCGCATTTGCCTCCGGTGTCATTGGCGCCCCCTTCTACGCCTTGTGTGACGAACTGCAAGCCTACGCCCCCGCAGCCATCAAGATCGTGCCTCCCGCGCTCCTCCATGCCCTCAAAGAGGCGGGTTGGGTCGATATGGGGCGCTTGGCGTCCCGCGAGTATCAGACCAAGAAACACATCTTTTGCGCGCCTGAACTGGCAGCATCCAGCCGCTCAGACTTGCGCCGCGCCATTGAAAAAGCCCCCGAAGGGGCCTTAATCAAGATCGAAAAGAATGGCTAGGACGGCGGCGGCTATCGCCGCTATGAGAATGATCATTCAAGCGCCATTTCCGCGCGAATGCGCGTATTCTCGTTGTCGTCATCCAAGAGGGCGCGCAATGCGTCTTCTAGTTCGTTGATGCGGTGCAGTAGGGCGGCGGTTTGGGTGTCGCCGTTAATGTAGGCTTGGCGTTCTGTGATCATGATTAGCACTCCGTCGAATAGTTGTGTTGGGCGTTAAGGGCGGCGAGCGCGTCCACAGTCTGGGCATCCAGCCCGTAGACTTGCAGAGGGTCGACGGCAAACCGCCCACACTCGCTCATGTGGGGGTTGTAAATGGTCATGCCGTTAACCTCAACGCCGTACACCGGCTTGTCGTTAGTGTTTGTAGTCAATACGAAATTCATGATTGCACCCCCTCGGATAGTTCGGCACCGATGTAATCGGCAAGAATGGCGATGATGGCATCATGCCGTTCGCCTGAGAAGTACATACCGGCAAAGTCGCCGGTCTTGACGCCCAAGGCGTCTTGGATGGACGCGCAAGCGGCGTCTAAGGCCGCATAAGCCAATTCGTTGATCTGTTCGTTTTTCATGGTAGATACTCCAAAAGAATAAAAGCTAGGGCTAAGCCGATCGAGATCGCCAGAAGGGCATCAGCCCAAGGGCGGGGGGCTGGTTCGGGTTTGTAGTGTTGGCGCATGGTAAACCCTTAAAACTGAGCGTAGACGATGCCGGAGGGCGTAACGCCAATTACAAACGTGTGTTCTTCCAAGTAGGCGCGCACGGCGGTTTGGTGTTCCTCCTCTGTCTCATCATCGGGCAACTCCAGCCCATAAGACTCGGCGATTTGCTCGACGCTATCCTCTGAGTATTCGCAACAGAGGGCGATAACGTCCAAGTCGTAGTCGTTGTCTACGTCCTCCAAGTAATCAAACAAGAGCCCAAGCGCTTCGTAGCTGAATTGGTCAGCGCGTCCGCATTGGCGGAACTCGTCACGGAACTGTGAGGCGTTTTCAATAGTGAGTTTCATGGTGTGTACTCCAATTAGATGAAATTAACGGCGGCGGCAAAGTTCGGCGGCGAGCCGTCATAGACGGCGACACGGAAAGAGTGGTAACCCGCCGCGCTTGCTGCCTCTTTGACTTTTTCAATGTCGGCGGCGGTTTGGCATTGGGTGCTAAGTAGCGCCTCGGTGTAGCGGCGCGTCTCGCCGCGCTCCAAGCCATAAATCAGAATTTCTTTTTTCATGCTTGCACCTCTTGATGATGACGGGCGGATTGGAAGACCTCGTTGTAGTCGTTGGCGAGCCACATCTGACCGCCTTCCAGCGCCTCGGCTAATGTGTCGAAGGAGGCAAGCCGCTCCATCTCGTCGTACAAGTCGAAGCGGCCAGTTGGGGTTTGCTTGACTTGTACAAGCCCATCGCCATCGGCGCAATAGGACTCTAAGAAGTCGCTGTGATCGTCGGCGGGGTAAATTGTCCAAGTAATCTTGGATGAGTTGATGGTCTGCAATTTCATGGTGTAGTCCTTAAAGAGTCTTTGCAATGGCGTTCAGCTTTTGGCGCAAGTCGCGTTCAGCTTCAAAATCTAACTGACTGCAACCCATTTTCCATTCGCTATGGTCATAGGCGCGCATGATTTCGGCGCGGCTGAAAAGGTTAAAACCTAATATTTCGTCGCGCGTCAAGCCGTTGGCGGAAATTGTTCCGTCAATGTGGCGGTCAATATCGGAGAAGTAAATGTTGCCGTTGTCGAGCAAAGCGGCAGCAATGCGCTGGCCTTTGTCGGTGTACATCCGCTGAGTGTTGAACTTTAGAGTTTCCATTTTTTACCTTTACTTTAGTTTGAAGGGGTTGCCCTGCGCTTGCGCGCACCTGGAGCGTAAGGGATTTCTTTACGCTTTGCAAGTGTTTTTTATGCCCTGGTGTCACGTTGGTGACAATAGCCAAACGCCAACACGTGCCCACAGTAGGCGTTTTGTGGGCGCTGCGGTTTGGATGCATATCGCTGAGGAAATTCAATTTGTTGGCTATGTTGGCTATTCAATTTGAACATTTAGGATTTTGATATTTGTAAGGAAATTCCTTACAGTTAGCATATTGGGAACTGGCGTGACGCAAATTGATGTTCACCTTGGAGCGATTTAAAACGGGTGTCAAAAGTGCCAACATAGCCAACAACCGCCAACCGCCCGCAAAACGCTGCGCGCGCACCGCCGCATGGTGTTGGCTATGTTGGCGGTTTGTTTTGGATAGCCAACATAGCCAACACCTACCGGCCCCCAATTTGCTGACTCCGACTTGGTTGGCATAGCCAACATAGCCAACACCTAACGACCAGGTAATGCTTACCATTTTGCCTAGTATTTGCTTGCCATTTTGCGTAGAATTTCAGCCGAGGGGGAGGGGTAGGGCCGACGCAATGGGCCAACGTAAACGGAGGGGCCACAAACAAAATTTTTTTAATATAAAATCCACGCACACGCCTCCCCGGCGCAGGAGAACAAATGTTCAAGTCACTGCCGCTCACTGTCCGACACGTCCAAGCGACCGAATCGCGCTTGCAGGCGATATACGACGCTGCCAAGCTGGGGCTCAAAGGCGACACGCTGGCGCTGGCTTCTGGGATGCGGCCTGAAGAGTACCGGCACCTGTGCCAATTTGACGCACTGGCCGAGATGGCCGCAATCAAGGGCAAGGCCGACGGCGAGCGCGAGATGGCTGACATCCTGCACAAAGCGGCTCGCGAGGGCGACGCCAAGGCGGCGCTTGAGATTCTCAAGCACCAGCACGGCTGGGTCGCCAAGCAGTCCATCACGGTGGACATTGATCAGCGCATATCCATCACGCAGGCGCTGCAAGAAGCAGAGATGCGCGTCATTGAGGTAGTCGATGCAGTCCACCAGATACAGCGCTGAAGACGAACAAGCCCTGATGGCGCGTCTGTGGACGCCGCGCATCAAGGACAACCCGCTTAATTTCGTAGCGCTGGTATTTCCGTGGGGTGTCAAGGGCACACCGCTTGAGAACTTTAAAGGGCCGCGCAAGTGGCAGCGCGAGGTGCTGCAAGACATCGCCGAGCATATTGAAGCAAATAAAGGGCTACTAGATTACGCAGTATTGCAAGCCGCCATCTCGTCTGGGCGCGGTATTGGCAAGTCGGCCTTGGTCAGTTGGATCACCATCTGGATGCTGGCGACCCGCATTGGCTCAACGACCATCATCTCGGCCAACAGTGAGTCACAGCTGCGGTCAATCACCTGGGCCGAGATTACCAAGTGGCTGGCGATGGCGATCAACTCGCATTGGTTTGAAGTCAGCGCCACGCGGGTGATGCCCGCCAAGTGGCTGACCGAACTGGTTGAGCGGGACTTGAAGAAGGGCACCAGGTACTGGGGCGTTGAAGGGCGGCTGTGGTCAGCGGAGAACCCCGACGCCTACGCGGGTGTGCATAACTACGACGGCGTGCTAGTGGTGTTTGACGAGGCGTCAGGTATCGACGACACGATCTGGGCGGTGACTGCGGGCTTCTTTACTGAGAACACACCCAACCGCTTCTGGCTGGCGTTCTCCAACCCGCGCCGCAACACGGGGTATTTCTACGAGGCGTTCAACTCCAAACGGGCGTTTTGGAAAACCAAGGTGGTGGACGCGCGCACGGTAGAGGGTACGGACAAACAGGTCTACGAGCGCATCATACAAGAGTACGGGCCGGACTCTAGCCAATCGCACGTCGAGGTCTACGGGATGTTCCCAAGCGCGGGGGATGACCAATTCATCGGGTCGGACATAGTGGACGAGGCCATGAAGCGGGAGAAGTACAAAGACTTGTCCGCGCCCATCATCATCGGCGTTGATCCGGCGCGCTACGGCGCGGACGCCACGGTCATCGCCGTGCGCCAAGGACGGGACATAATCAATATCACCCGGCACCGGGGCGACGACACTATGACGGTGGTGGGGTATGTAATCGACGCGATTGAGGAATATAAACCGACCCTGGTGGTGATCGACGAGGGCGGGCTGGGCGCTGGGATTGTGGACAGGCTCAAGGAGCAACGGTACAAGATTAAGGGCGTGAACTTTGGAAATAAGGCCAAAAACCCGATAATGTACGGAAATATGCGCGCGCAGATGTGGGGTGAGATGCGGGAGTGGTTGAAATCTGCTAGTATCCCGACCGACAGGTTCTTGAAGACGGATTTGATTTCGCCTAAGATGAAGCCTGATTCACGTGGAACAATCTTCTTGGAGAGCAAGAAAGAAATGAAAGCACGGGGTTTAGCATCACCAGACGCAGCGGACGCTATATGCGTGACGTTTGCTTTTCCTGTGGCTCACCGCGAGTATACTGAGCCCACTCGCCGCTATAACGCTCAAGACGGCTCGATGTCAACTTCATGGATGGGTTCATGAAAAAAGTATCTCTATCTGTCGGACGCGGCGAGAAGCTGCCAACATCCAAAGGCGCTGGCCTGACGGCCAAGGGTCGTGAGAAGTACAATGCCGCAACCGGCTCCAATCTCAAAGCGCCAGCCCCAAACCCCAAGACCAAGGCAGATCAGGGCCGCAAGGATTCATTTTGTGCAAGAATGGGCGCAGTAGCGGCCAACGCCAAAGATGGCGAACGCGCTAAAGCTGCTCTTAAACGATGGAAGTGTTGATATGGCTACCAAACCTGGACTGTACGCAAATATTCACGCCAAACAGGCACGCATCGCAGCGGGCAGCAAAGAGAAAATGCGCCCTGTAGGCGCAAAAGGCGCTCCAACGGCCAAGGATTTTAAAGATTCTGCCAAAACAGCGAAGAAGAAATAATGCCGCTCGTCAAATCATCTTCACCCAAAGCCTTTCGTGAAAATGTAAAAGCTGAAATCAAAGCTGGCAAGCCGGTCAAACAGGCCGTGGCAATTGCGTACGCAGTAAAGCGCAGCGCGCCAGCCCCAAAAGGTAAAAAATAATGGCTGATTACACCGGCATGGTGGCGGTAGGAAATGTCGCCAACGGTGGCGGCAAGAAGAACGACGATTCCGGCATACTGGCGACAGCGCGCAGCCGCCTGGACATGGCGATATCGGCGCTGTCTGAGTCCCGCGAGGACGAGATAGACGACCTCAAGTTTTACGCCGGAAGCCCAGACAACCATTGGCAGTGGCCTGCTGATGTGCTGGCGACTCGGGGCGCGGTGCAGGGCCAGACAATCAACGCTCGCCCATGCTTGACTATCAACAAGCTGCCGCAGCACGTACGGCAAGTTACCAATGACCAACGCCAAAATCGCCCAACAGGCAAAGTTATTCCAGCCGACGACAAGGCCGACATTGACGTTGCCCAAGTCTTCAACGGCATGGTCAGGCATATTGAATACATCTCGGACGCAGATGTCGCTTACGACACCGCCTGCGAAAACCAAGTCTCCTACGGAGAAGGCTACATCCGAATCCTGACCGAGTATTGCGACGACAATACCTTTGACCAAGACATAAAAATTGGCAGAATTCGCAATAGTTTTTCGGTCTACATGGATCCAACCATCCAAGACCCGTGCGGTGCGGACGCTAAGTATTGTTTTGTGACCGAAGACATTAGCAAAGACGATTACGAGCGGATGTACCCCGACTCAGCGCCCATTACCACCTTGCAAACGCTGGGTGTGGGCGATCAGAACCTGTCGCAATGGCTCAATGAAGACACGATCCGCATCGCGGACTACTATTACGTCGATTACGACAAAGGCACGCTCAATTTGTACCCTGGCAACGCCACCGCTTTTGAGGGAACGCCCGAAGACAAGCAATTACGCGCCATTTACGGCAAGCCCAAGAAGTCTAGGCAATCTGACCGTCCACGGATTAAGTATTGCAAGATAAACGGCTACGAAATCTTGGAAGAGCGCGAGTGGGCGGGTAAATACATCCCGATTGTCCGCATTGTGGGCAACGAATTTGAGGTTGATGGCCGTTTGTATGTGTCTGGGTTGGTGCGAAACGCCAAGGATGCCCAGCGGATGTACAACTATTGGGTGTCCCAAGAAGCAGAGATGCTGGCCTTGGCCCCCAAAGCGCCATTTATCGGCTATGGCGGGCAGTTTGAGGGCTACGAAAACCAATGGAAGACTGCCAACACGACCAACTGGCCGTATTTGGAGGTCAATCCAGACGTTACAGACGGCGCGGGCGCTACGCTGCCACTACCCCAGCGGGCGCAGCCGCCAATGGCCTCCAGCGGGCTGTTGCAAGCCAAGGCAGGCGCTTCTGAGGACATCAAAGCGTCCACCGGCCAGTACAACGCTTCTTTGGGTATGACATCCAACGAGCGCAGCGGCAAGGCGATTCTTGCGCGTCAGCGCGAGGGTGATGTCGGGACGTACCACTTTGGCGACAACTTGGCCCGTGGCGTGCGGTATCTGACCCGCCAACTGATTGACCTGATCCCCAAAATCTACGACACGCAACGCATCGCCCGCATCATTGGTGAAGATGGTGAGACAAGCATGGTCAAGATTGACCCAATGCAGGCCGAGCCGGTCAAAAAGATTGTCAATCAAGAAGGCATTGTGATTGACAAGATTTACAACCCCGGCGTGGGCAAGTACGATGTGGTGGCTACCACCGGCCCAGGCTACGCAACCAAGCGCCAAGAGGCGCTAGAGGCGATGGGCCAACTGTTGCAGGGCAACCCCCAGCTATGGCAAGTGGCCGGTGACCTGTTTGTCAAGAACATGGACTGGCCTGGTGCCCAAGAGATGGCAAAGCGTTTTGCCAAGACCATTGATCCCAAACTCATGCAAGACGGCGACAAACCGCCCGAGTTGCAGGCCGCAGAGCAGCAAATCCAAGCGATGGGCCAAGAAATGGAGCAAATGCACCAGATGATCATCAATGCTGGCAAGTCGATTGAGATGCAGGATATGCACCGCAAGGACTTTGAAGCAACGGTCAAAGCGTATCAAGCCGAAACCCAGCGGATTTCTGCTGTGCAAGCATCCATGTCGCCAGAGCAAATCCAAGACATCGTGCTGGGCACCGTGCATGGCATGATCACTTCGGGCGACTTGGTTAATGAAATGCCAGGGCGGGACATGGATACCGGCCCTGAGATGCCACAAGAAGGCATGGAACAACAACCAATGGGAATGCCACAATGATGTACAAAGCCTGTGATTTTGTCGGGATGCTATTCTTGGCCCGTGATGTGGCCCATAGCGTCCACTTGAACACCCGCAGCTACTCCAAGCACGTTGCGCTCAATATATTCTATGAGCGCATTGTTGGCGCTGCGGACGATTTTGCTGAAGCCTACCAAGGCCGTCATGGCTTGATGGGGCCGATCACACTGCATTCGGCCACCAAGACGGCCAACATCATCGACTTTTTGCAAAACCAGTTGGATGAGATTGAGAAGTGCCGCTATGACGTAGTGGACAGGACTGATATGTCGTTGCAACAGTTGATCGACAATATCATTGAGATTTATCTGCGTACTCTGTATAAACTCCGCTTTTTAGCGTAAGGACACATCATGGAACTTTTAAACCCATTAGCGGACACCAATTTTCCGGCCAAATCTATTTCTTACACCGGCACTGCTGGCGTAACTGGTGCTTGGCCTGCTGGCGCTCAAGGTGTGGTAGTTTGGTCTGACCAGGCTTGCTATGTGCTGGTTGGCGAAGGTGTTACGGCCACGACATCCAGTACGCCAATGCCACCGTTCACACCGATTCCATTTAAAGTTCCCACTAGCGTTAGCGGACAATGGCGTGTAAGCGCAATCCAAGTGTCCACGGGCGGCACGATCTATTGCAAACCAATTAACATCCAATGAGTTTCTTTGGAATTCCCATTCGCAACGGGGTATCAATTGGCCTTGGAAGCATTGTTTCGCTCTTGTCGGGCTATGCGGATGCGACTGTGCAAAGCAACCTTCTTACCGAGTCCTCCGATAACCTTGTGCAAGAGGACGGTGGCTTAATTCTTTTGGAGTGACCTAAATGGCCGTCTTTCTCTCCCCTGTGGGCGGCGCTGCGGCCCAGTTCTTTACCAACAGCGGCGTCATTTTGTCTGGTGGCAAGCTGTACACCTACGCCGCAGGCACTACAACCCCTCAAGCTACTTTTACCAGTTCTTCGGGAAATACCAACCACACCAACCCAATTATTTTGGACTCGGCTGGGCGTGTGCCTGGTGGTGAAATTTGGTTAAGCGCATCGCCGTACAAATTTTTGATTAAGGATAGCAATGATGTTTTAATTGGCACCTATGACAACATAAGTGGCACTGGAGCCGCAAGCTACCAGGTAAACAATTTTACGGGTACAGGATCGCAGACGGTATTTACATTAAGCGCGGCTTCGTTGGGAGAAAACTTTACGTTTGTGTACATTAACGGTGTCTATCAAAACAAGAATACATACGCCGTGTCAGGCGTAACACTCACGTTTTCACAGGCACCACCTATTACTTCACTCATTGAAGTAATGTTTAACTGATTGGATTAATCATGGCAGACAGCAAAATCTCAGCACTTCCCGCTTCTACAACCCCTTTGGCGGGTACGGAAGTATTGCCCATTGTCCAAAGCAGCGCGACCAAACAGGTGTCTGTTGCCAATTTGACCGCTGGCCGTGCTATCAGTGCAACTCAACTTACTTTGACCACAGGTAATTTGATTGTTGCAAGTGGTCAAGGCATCGACTTTTCTGCTACTGCTGGCACAGGAACAAGTGAGTTGTTGGCTGACTATGAAGAAGGTACTTGGACACCTGTATTAAGTGACGGTACAAATAACGCCACTATGTCAGGCGGTACATCAGGGCTATACACAAAAATTGGTCGTCAGGTAAGTGTTACCGCTTATATTGCCGTTACATCACTTGGTAGTGCAAGTGGCGCTGTTTTAATTACTGGTTTGCCTTTTACTGTAAATAGCAGTGATGGCGCTAGAGGTTCTGCTTCTCTTGGGTTTGCATCAGGTTTAACAATTCTTGCAGGATCAAGTTTGACAGGAATTGCAAATGGTAGTTCTGCAAGAATAGCCTTGAATTATTGGTCAGCCATAAGTGGAACATCTAATTTGGCGTTTACAAATTTAAGTGCTAGCACCGCACTTTTTATTTCTTGCGTCTACTATGTTTAAGGAATCAAAATGAGCCTGACCAAAACATCATATTCAATGATTAATGGAGCGCCAATCAATGTTCTTGATTATGGTGCTTACAGTGATGGCACAAATGCAACCGCTACTACAACTGCTATTCGTGCCGCAATCGTTGTGGCTCAACAAACACAATCGCAAGTGTTTTTCCCGACAGGCCTTTATTCTATAAATTCAACTATTGATTTGGCTGATACGCCAATTGGATTTCTTGGTGAATCAAATGCGGTGTGGCAATCTGGTTCAACATTACCTTCAGTTACACTTCAATGGACTGGCGGTGCATCGCCAATGTTTAATTGCACATATTCAAATTTTCAATTTGAAGGAATGGCAATTAGTAACGTAGGAACTGCTACTGATTTTATTTATATTGATGGTGGGCAACGCTATCGGTTCTATCGCATGAGTTGGGTTCAAGGATCAGGAACAAACATTTTTTCTCGAGCTATCATTTATTGCAAAAACCCTTCCTTTGGCTACTCTGCGGTATCTAGTTGTCAATTTGGCGCTTGCGCGCCAATTTTTCTTTACGTTGATGGCACGGGATCAGCAAATGGATTAACGCCTTTTATCTTTGATGACCGCTGTATTTTTGAAAGCGGTGCAACTCAAAATGCGGATGTTGTTTATTTAAAAAATTGTAACGCTGATGGTATTTTGTTTGAGAATTGCACTTTTAACCAGCAAGGTGCTGAACTTCGTATTTTGACAAACATTGACACGCCCCCTGCATTCCCCGCAATTCAATCATTGGTATTCCATGATTGTGAATGGGATTATGGTTCTGGCTCAAATTCATTAGATCGCATGATGGACTTAGAAAATGTTGCCAACATTATCATGACAGGCAATAATTTTCAGTGTGGTGGTACGGCAACGGCTGCAATTAACATGACTAATTGTCGTGTAACTGAGTTTAATGGCAATTACATTCGTGCGATCACTACGTTTATTTCGGCTGATGCCAACACGTTTATTACGGCTGGTCACAATGACGTTGAAATTGGCTCCGTTGGTCGGCTAATTAGCGATGTGGCGAGAGGGTATGTTAATATTACGTGGGCATCCCCAAATACGTTTTTTGGCTTGCAAGATGGTGACCCTGGCCGTACTTGTGTTTACAGAATTAGTGTCCCAACTGCTGTTACTGCGTGGAACATTGGCATTTATCACGGATCAGGAGGATTTGCAGTGCCTGGGCAAGTGTTTACCCTGCTAATTCGAAACATATCTGGCGGCGTTGTAAACACCCCCAGTTTTGCAGCAGACATTAAAGTGTCTGCCGTATTGACTATGCCTGCAACTGGCAACAGCCGTAGTATTACGTTCTTGTTTGACGGAACAAACTTTGTGGAGTTATCTCGTAGCAGCGCAGATGTGCCAAATTAACCGTACTGGTGCGGCCCACCAGACTTTAATGCTTGACTGGATGGTCAGGCTGGAAACAAGGAAATATCATGGCACTAGAAAAAGTTATCTCTGTTGATTTTATTGAAATTGTTGAAAACGGCTCAATCCAAGTTCGCACCAAAACCGCCTTCAAAGAAGATGGCGTTGAAATAGGCAGCAAGTTCCACCGCCACGTTGTTGCCCCAGGCGATGACTACAGCGCCGAAGATGCTCGCGTAAAGGCTATCTGTGCTGCTATGCATACGCCTCAAGTAATTGCGGCTTACAAAGCGGCCCAAATTCCAGCATAATGCTGAAAACACGTACTGGTGCGTTCACCAGGGATTCTATGGAATCGAAAAATGTCAGAAGAAAACCTAGCGGTAGTAGACCCCGCGCCGGAACAGGTAGCAACGGCTGTACCTGAACCTGAAGTTAAAGCGCCGGAAGCAGAAGCACCCAAGACCTTCTCGCAAGAGGAACTTGATGCAGCTATTGGAAAACGCCTCGCAAGAGAGCAACGAAAGTGGGAACGAGAACAAGCACAGAGGGTTGTGGAAACGCAAACCTTGAGGGCTCCGGCAGCGCAGTCTGTCGATCAGTTTGAAACGCCAGAGGCTTACGCCGATGCGTTGGCCTATCAAAAGGCCGAGCAACTGATCGCGCAGCGCGAAGCGGCCAAGCAGCACTCGCAAGTTCTTGAGAGTTATCACGATCTGGAAGAGGAAGCCCGCGCTAAGTACGATGACTTTGAACAAGTTGCGTACAACCCCAAGCTGCCAATTACTGATGTGATGGCCGATACGATTCGGTCTTCGGATGTTGGGCCTGAGTTAGCTTACTACCTCGGAACTAACCCCAAAGACGCAGAGCGTATATCTCGCCTAGCCCCGCTTGCACAGGCAAA